TTATTCCGACCAAGGAACATAATCTTTACACAACATGTTGGGACTATGTAGCAAAGGGAATTGATAGCCTATCTTTTGATTTGCAGGCTTATCAACTCCCCAACATGTTAATATAAAAATTGTTCCTTGGTCGAAGAACATTGCAAAGATGCTTATTCTTCTCGAAATAGCCAAATTTTAGCTTCTCTTTATATTTTAAGAATAAATGCTATGGGTATTCAAAATAAAGACGGAGCGTTGTATTTCGCTACAGGAATAGATAACTCGGGGTTATATTCAGGACGTCAGGAGGCAATGGGGATCATCAAGGCGATGGCCGGTGAGATCACTTCTTTTGATGTTTTCGGAGGGATTGGTATTAGTGCGGGCATTGCATTTGCCCAGGCCGCCAAAGGTGCATACGACTTTGAAAAGCAGTTCCAGCAAAGTATGAAAGAAGTTGCTACCCTTTCAAGCGGAATAAAGGGCAGTCTAACCGATTATATGAATCAAGTCGTAGAACTGACCCGCGAGGTTCCAGTACTTGCGAATGATGCGGCTAAAGCATTGTATCAGATTGTATCTGCCGGCCATGATGGTGCGGATGGTATGAAGGTTCTGGAAGTATCGGCTAAAGCTGCTATCGGTGGAGTTACCGATACGGCTACGGCAGCAGACGGTATCACTACCCTATTGAATGCCTATAAGCTTGATGTTTCAGAAGCTGAGAAAATATCAGATCAACTATTTACTACCGTCCGGCTGGGTAAGACCTCATTTGGAGAGTTAGGCAAAAGTATTGCGCAAGTTGCGCCTGTTGCTGCCGCCTATGGTGTGGAAGTAGATCAGGTCTTAGCCGCTGTTGCTACCCTAACCAAACAAGGTACGCCTACAGCGCAAGCAATGACTCAAATACGTGCTTCCATTATTGCAGTATCCAAGGTGCTTGGTGATGGCGCATTTGATAACAGGACCTATCAAGAGGCGCTAGCAGAAGTTGCTAGACAGGCAGGAGGCTCGGAAGCAGAACTTCGTAGATTAGTTCCAGAAATCGAGGCGGTCAATGCAGTTCTTGGATTGACAGGAATTAACGTCAAAGAGGCTGCCGGACATTTGGAAGAAATGCAAAATGCCACAGGCGCAGCAGAAGCAGCTTTTAAAGAAATGGCTTCTTCTGCTGATAATCAAATGAAGCTACTGGGGAATAACATAACGGCCACCCTTCGCCCGTTAGGACAGGAAATCTTAAAAGAAATATCTGCCGCAGCACAATCTATGAACGAAGCCTTTAAAGATGGCAGTGTTCAAGAGGCATTGAAAGATATAGGTGCCTTAATAGTCGTCGTTACGACTGCCCTTGCAGGATACAAAGGAAGTATTCTTGCTGTAAGTACTGCCAAACAAGTATATGCAACGGTAACAGCAATTGTAAATCGACAGCGTGCTATTGAGGCGGCCAACCTTGTATTAACCAAAGGTATGTATGCCATTGAGGCTACCATGATTGCTAAAAGTACATCTGCCCGTATTTTATTAACAGGAGCAATAAAAGCTCAAACCATTGCACAGTTGAAAAATGTTGCAGCTATGCTAACTAATCCTTATGTATTAGCAGCTGCTGCATTCGCAGGACTTGGATATGCCATTTACAGATGCGCAACTGCGGAAAACGTCTCAGAGAAGGCTATGAGAAAACATAATGCTGCTATGGAAGCACAAAAGAAACATTTTGATGACTTGAAAAATAAAGCAGAAAGCCTTGTCAATGTTATTAAAGATGAAGCAGCTAGCCAATTTGATAAATTAGATGCATATAAACAACTTCAAGCTATAATGCCCAATGTTTTGAAAAACATTGATTTAGAAAAGCTCAAAACAATGGAACTCAACGATATCCTAAAATTATTCAACAAGGATAAAAATGAGCAATATATCATGGGAGTAAAAGTTAGAGCTGTAATGAAACAAGAGGAACTTGATGCAGCTACAACTGAATGGCAAAAAGCAATAAATGAAGCTGAAGAAAACCAAAAGAATGGTATCGAAGATTCTGGATTAAGTATTAGAATTGGTCGATTAGCTAAAAAAAAGAATGAAGCAGCAGAGTCTGCCCGTCTTGCCAAAGAAGAAGTAGACAAAATAAATGAAATTCAAAGAAAAGCAAAAGAAGAACAAAAGAAAGAAGAAGAGAAAGCCAAAATTCAGAATAAGGCTTTTTGGACGAAGCAGAAAGACGATGCTACAAAAGCACTAGATTCAATCGCTTCGGCACAAAAAAAATTGATGGATGCTGGAAATTTCAAAGGGATTGATGCTACTGTCATTACTGCTTACAAAGAAAATATCAAAAAACTAAAAGAAGCAGAGAAAGAATTAAAAGTTTATGATTCATTTTCCAAACAGGATGATAAGGCACAAAAATTACGTGAAGAACAAGAAAAATATAAACTCCTGTTAGAGAAACAAAAGTTTGAACAGGAACGAATAAAAGAAGATTCAGCAAATGAACTCGAACAACTTGAAATAAACAAACTCAAAGAGAGTAGTGAAAAAGTCCTCAGACAAAGGGAGCTTAATCACAAACTAGAATTGCAGGCTATCGAGCGTGAAGCAGAAGACAAGAAACTAAAAGTGATTGAAGATGCTCGCTCTGCTTTTGAAGCTAATCCGGAAAACAAGAAGAAGACTTTTAATACAAGCGCTTTCATCAATTCTGAGTCAACGAAGAAACTGTTTGCCATGTTCGACAACGTTGCAAAGGAAGCCGCTGCGACTGCTGATACAAAGTACAATCGTGGAGATGATCTATCTGATTTGTTGAATCAGTATCAGGACTATACAGATCAACGGCTTGCGATTGAACGAAAGTTCAACGAAGATATTGCTACTCTTCAAGAACAGCGCAAACAGGCAGAAAAGGACGGAAATACAGAACAGGTAGAACAGATTGATCGTTCCATCACCCAAGCTACGAAAGATAAGGGTATGGAACTTATGAATATGGACTATAATAAGCTGAAAGAATCTCCGGAATACGTTCGTGCCTTTGAGAATTTGAAAGAAACATCTTCTGAAACTCTTAATTCTCTTCTTTCTCAACTAGAGAATGCAAAAGGGACAGCAGCTAAGGTATTATCTCCGGACCAACTTCGTGAATATACCAGCACTATTCAATCAATCATGGATGAACTGGATTCACGTAATCCGTTTCAATCATTATCTGACAAGAAGAAGGAACTGGCAGAAGCGGAGGAAGAACTAGCTAAAGCGCAAATTGAGTTAGAGAATGCCCGGACCCAGGCGGAAGCAGTGAAAGCCGGTGCTATGATTGAGAACGGTGTCAAGTCTTCTAAGTATAATCCCAAGACCGGAAAGATCGATTCAACTAAAGCATATCTAACCGAGGCGCAGGCGTTGGATAAGGTGAAGGAGAAAACGGATAACTACAATGAAGCAAAAGACAAAACGACGAAAGCCAGTGCAAAGGTACAAGCAGCTGAAAGAAAGGTAGCAAGTGTTATCGGAGAACTCGGCGACTCATTAAAAGATCTAGGATCGGCTATTGGCGGACAAGCTGGCGAAATCATTAGTATCATTGGCAATATTGGTACATTCGCCATGACGGCGATGAATGGCGTAGAAACGGCATCCACAACAGCATCAACTGCAATCAAAGCGGTTGAAAAAGCATCTGTCATTCTCGCTATCATTGGTGCAGCTATGCAGATAGCAATGAAGATCTTCGACCTATTCGGCAAAGACGATACAACAGAGAAGTATGAGAAAGCTAAAGAAGCTTATGAATCCTATATCAACATTCTTGATAGAGTGATAGAGAAACAACTGAAATTAGCTGAAACTCTTACCGGAGACAATGCGAATGCTGCTTATAATAAAGCTATTGAACTGATAAGACTACAGAATGAGAATGCACGTGTTTTAGGTAAACAATACTTGAACTCTGGTGCATCCGGCAAGTCACATTCAAAGGGATATACTGAAGTGGAAGATATGTCCATGGAGGGGTGGAAGCAAGCGGCAGATACGCTAGGTATGAGCGTCGATGAATTTAAAGACAAAATGGGCGGACGCATGGCCGGTCTGTTTGATTTGACAGATGAACAACTTGCAAAACTTCAAGAAAATGCTGGGATCTTCTGGTCACAACTTGACTCTGACACTCAAAAATTCGCGGATCAGATAGTGGATGGTGTTACCCAGGTTGCAGAGGTTGTCGAGCAGAAGATCACCGATGCTACTCTCATTGATATAGACGGACTTCGTTCAGACTTTCAGGATCTGCTTACAGATATGGATGCCGATAGTGCTGATTTCGCGGATAACTTTGAAGAATACATGAGAAATGCTATTCTAAACTCAATGCTCAAAGAGGATTATATGAGCCGACTAACAGCTTGGAGAGAGAAGTTTTACAAAGCTATGGATGATGGAGTAACCGAAGAAGAATATAATGCTTTAAAAGCGGAAGGTCAGCAGATTTCTGATGACATGAAAGCCAAACGAGATGCGTTGGCTGAAATGTATGGCTGGAACAAAGATGACGATGAGCGTGAAGCATCAAAGAAAGGTTTTGCCTCCATGTCGCAGGACTCTGCAGATAAACTGGATGGTGCATTTGCTGTTATGACTTCTCACACATATTCAATAAACGAAGGAGTCAAGCAAATACAATTGAGTACAGATAAGATCATTGAGAAGCTTGTATACCTATCCAGCATGGACAAGAATATAGGTGAAATGATGAAACATAGCGATCTTGTCATTACTTACCTGTCAGACATAAGTAGTCATACGGCACGCCTTGAAGCTATTGAAAAGGCTATAGAATCTATCAGAATGGGGATTGACACATTGAACACTAAAGGCATAACATTGAAGCGATGATAGGACAATTTTACTTAGACGGAATAGATGCATATACCAGTTTAGGGATATGCGTTACAAAGGGAAGCTACAATAATCTTGTAGCCTTCCCTGCTATCAAAGAACCGGAAAAAAACGACTGGCCGGAAGAGGATGGACAAGAATTTGACCTTTCTAATATTGCCCTAAATACAAGTGATATAAGCATTGAATTTGCGTATATGGGCAGTATGGGTATTGGCGGACTAATTGATAAGCTCTCGGACCTGAGTTATCATGAATTTCGTTTTCCACTTATTGACAGAACATATACTCTACGTTTGTCTTCTCAAAACAGTTATGTTATCAATGCGGGTCTTGAAATTTCTAAGTTCACTCTTACAAATGACTTTCCCCGTGAAGCCAACGATGAGTATCAAGAACCTATTAACGATAGTGACCTCCCATTTCCAAAGGGCTATGAGCTTGACGGTAAAGATCTAACCGACTATGGTGTAGTAGTATTGAAAGGCAGTACAGCAGAGATACTGAAAACTCCTGCGGTAAAGAAGAATCTGCTGCAAAATTTCAAGTACCAGGACGGAGCCATCTACGACGGGAATGCCGTAAAGTTTCAAACTAAAGATGTAGCTATAAAATGCGCAATGCGAGCTAAGACGATCGAAACATTCTGGCGCAATCGTGATGCTCTACTTCATGACTTGACAAAGCTATATTTAAAGACAGATGATGAAGGATATGAGTATTCCGATGCGGAACGTATATTTTATTGTGATGAGTGGAGTGAAAGCTATCCCTGCTATTATAAGAGCTGTCAGACAAACAGTTTTACTCTGAATAACGGTGTATGGTGGGAATTTACCTTGAAGCTCGTATTTACTAGCTTCCGGATTGGAGAAACAGACTTCCTGCTTGCATCCGAAGCGGGTGAGTTTATTATAACAGAGGACGGAGAATTTTATATTGACTTAAATTGAAGAAGCCATGCCATTAAAAAAGAAAAGAATATCAGAGTTGAACGAAGCCAGCGACATGAAAGGCTTCTACACCATCGGTTACCGAATTGTTAGCGGTGTTAAGACCAGCCTTAAATTCGGGCTAGAGAAGATTCAGACAGCCTTAGATAATATGCTCAAAGCTACGAGCGATGCCAAAACCGCTACTACCGATATGCGGCAATTAGAGGCTACCGTTGAAGGGAATGAATCAACTCGTGAAACTGCTGAGTCTCGTCGTAACGCTTCCGAGCAATCAAGGCAGACAGCTGAAACGGAACGTTCAAGAGAAGAACAAGCCCGTGAAGCTGCTGAATCAGTGCGCATCACTAATGAGAATGCACGTAAGAGCGCCGAAACTGGACGTTCCTCTGCTGAAAGTAATCGTGTAACCGCAGAAGGTAAGCGAGTAACAGCGGAAGGCACTCGCGGATCAAATGAAACGAAGCGTGTAAATGCCGAGACTGCCCGTGTTGAAGCTGAGTCTAAACGCAAAGCTGAGTATGCCGGCATCGTGCAGGAAATGACATCTGCCACAGAAGAAGCTACCGGGCAGATTACTCTTGTCAAGCAATTAACAGATGATGCAAATGCAGCTAAAAGTGCGTCTGTTGAACAGACAGCTCTAGCGAAGAAAGCTACAGACGCGGCTAATACTGCGGCTGGTAGTGTCAATGCTGCAAAAGAAGCTGCTACTACTGCAGCGGCAGGTGCCAATGCTGCTAAAACAGCTTCAGAAGCCCAAACTGCTCTTGCAAAGAAGGCCACTGACGATGCAAATGCAGCTAAAAGTGCATCTGTAACACAGACAGGTTTAGCAAAGAAAGCTACTGATGATGCAAATGCTGCTAAAAGTGCATCTGTAACACAGACAGGTTTAGCAAAGAAAGCTACTGATGATGCAAATGCTGCTGCACTGGCTGCTAACAATGCTGTTTCGGGTGTTGACGCTAAAGTGCAGGCAGCGATTGATAAGTTAGTCGCTGGAGCTCCGGACGCTCTTGATACATTGATTGAGTTAGCGAACGCACTTAATAATGATCCGAACTTTGCTGCTACCATGGCAACAGAGTTAGGGAAGAAGCTCAACGTTTCCGATATTGTCAATAACCTGACAAGTGGTGGAACTGGAAAGGTTCTTTCTGCCGAACAAGGGAAGGCTTTGAAAGCTGCTCTGAATGCGCATAATCACGATGCAGTATATGAGAAGATTATTACTAAACTAACTGCCTTCAATAAAAATTTCGGTACGGCTGCCGGAACCGTGTGCGAGGGTAACGATGCCCGCTTAAGTAATGCAAGAACTCCGTTAGCTCACTCACATAAGAAAGCAGATATTAGCGATTTCCCAACTTCAATGCCGGCAAGTGACGTGCCCGCATGGGCAAAGGCTGCCAATAAACCTACCTATACGGCAAGCGAAGTCGGGGCCTCTCCTACTAATCATAACCATACTGGAACTTATGAACCCGCATTCACTAAGAACACAGCCTTTAATAAGAACTTTGGTAGTGCTGCCGGGACTGTATGCGAAGGTAATGACGCTCGTTTAAGTGATGCTCGTACACCGAAAGCACATACTCATAAGAAGTCTGAGATCAGTGATTTTCCTACTTCAATGCCCGCCAGCGATGTACCCGCCTGGGCTAAGGCTACCAATAAACCGAGTTACACTGCAAGCGAAGTCGGGGCATCACCATCAAACCACAATCATGCGGGTACTTATGAACCTGCATTTACTAAAAAAACGGCTTTTAATAAAGATTTTGGTACGGCTGCCGGAACCGTGTGCGAGGGTAACGATGCCCGCTTAAGTAATGCAAGAACTCCGTTAGCTCACTCACAT